CATTATTTTTTTTCTCCTTTAAATATTTGTGTTCCTTTTATACCATAAATACTTGCAACTACAAGTATCCATAAATTTGTAAACCATTTCGGAAGTTCTGAGAACATCTCGAAAAACAGTTTTACCTTGTCCATCGCAGTTGGATCGTCCGATATAACTGCCCAGGCCAAAATTGCAATCGGCGTTGACAATATTATGAGAACTGCCTCGTCCTTCCAGTCAGATTGTCTAGCTTCTAATAATTTACCTTGGTAAGCTTCTTCACCACGGGCCATTTTTGATGCATGCATTAATTGTGCATCAGACATTGCCATCTTCGTCTTCTGCTTGTTAGCATAAATTTTACTACCAGCAGAAACGGCTAATTTAATTGCCGAGAACCACATAGGTTAGTACCAAGTTGCTGTTTTTTTCTTTTCCGGTAACATTCTTCTAGTTCCTCTAACTTTTTCCTTATCTCCTGTAGGAATTCCGTTAAAAGCACCATCAGCAGTTGACTTAGATCTAGGATCTATCTCAACATTCTGAGAAGGTATTGCTACTTTTTTAGATTTTTTATAGTTCATCATAAATTATCTCCGTTTTTATATTGTTTTAACTTTTTTATTTGATTTTGTCATGCTTTTTCTTACTAATCGTCTATTTCTACGACAGCAGACTGCATTCCTGACTTAGCAAGGGAAACTCCCGCTCTTAATTTAGCTAAATCTTCGTTCTGTTCTAGTTTATCCTCTGAAATATCTTTAGCTTGCATTAACTTAGCTCTATCTAATTCAGCTTTAGACTCATCCGCTTCTCTCTTACGCTCATTTTCCATAGCTCTAAGATCAACTTCTCTAGATTTTAACTTCAATAAAGGATCTGAATCAAATTGTGATGTAATTTTCTTCTCTTCCTTCATAAACTCTTCAGTCATTTCTGCAATTAAGATAGCTTTTCTTGATTCTATTTTTTGAGTTATCATTTGAATCTGTTGGCCTATCTGAGGATTCATTTGAGCTTGTTGTTGCATCATCATCATTTGTTGCATTTGTTCTCTAAACTCTAATTGAACTTGTTCTTGAGCCATTAGAGAAATATGTTCTAAAATATTTTTCTGAATAGATGCCATGATAGCAGGATTATTTCTAACCATGTTTGTAGACATGAAATTCAAGTGAGATGTGACGTGTGCTCTATGATCTTGGCCTGTGAAAGCTTGAAAAGGTTTAGCTGCCATTGCATCAATGTGCTCTAAGCTTGGATCTTTTGGTGCTGGTGGCGGAGGCGGAGGTAAAATTTGATCTATATTTTTAACTCCTAATGCATTGTACATATTTCTATACACGGCATATAAATTATGAATCTGTGGATTAGATGTAGCTAATTGTAATTCGGTTTGAGCCAAAGTAATTCTTTGAGACATAGAAAAAATATTTGGATCAGCTACAGGTAAAATATCTACTCTGTCATCAAAGTCTAATTGTTTAATTTGTCTTTGCCCACCTACAACATCGTAAGGATAATTTGGTGGAAGATAAGTTGCAATAACTTTTCCTAGTAATTTAAATTCTTGTTTAAGTGCTGTGTACAATCTTTTGTGAATTGCAGACATCACTTTAGATCCTCGCTCAAGAAGAGCAATTGTTGTACCTACTGCAGCGTTTGAATTACCTTCACCCACTTGCATTTCAGATATTGAAGCAAATCTTTGACCTGCTTGAACTACGATACCCATCAACTGTAATAAAGTCTGTGATGGTTCTTTGTAAGGTAAAGGATAGAAAGCGTCTCTTAATGATCCACCGGGTGCATCTACATCTTTAAATTCACCGGGCTGAATAGGAGCTGCTTCGTCTCTAACTCTTACACCTCTTTGTTTAAATCCTGCAGGTAGATTGGAGAGCGTACCTGCATCTAGTAATTGACGTAAGGCTGAAGTTGCCGTTCGTGATAAACCGCCAATCATATGTATTAATCCAAAACCATAAAATCCAAGTCCTGGTAAAAATTTAAAATGAACAAAGTATTGAGTTTTATTTTTCTTTGGATCTTCTGCTTTGTAATTTCTTCTAATCGATAAAATTTTACTTGATGTCTCATCAATCGTTACAATGTAAGGAAGTTTAATTCCTGTTGGCTGACCATCAGGACCCATATCTTCAAAACCTTCTAAATCTAAATTAACATGACATTCTAATAACGTGTACATGTCATCAGGTCTTCCTGATTTTCTAGTTCCTTCTAGTTCTCTTTCTTTTTCTTCTAATTTATTTTCAATGTCTGCAGGTTGTCCTAATTCAATATCTTTATAAAAACCTACCACTTGTTGTTTTCTTAAATCATTTCCTGAAATTTTAATTCGATGAATAATTGCTTCCGCATCGTCTAATGAGGTAGCCGTGTACGGAACAATTAAATCATCTGCAGGGACAAACTTTGAAACAGCTCGTCCTAGTAAATCGTCATAGTAAACTTTTTTAAATGCAGAACCTGCTAACGGTAAATGAAATAACATTTGATCAAACTCAGGTTCGTACTCTTGCATCTGATCCATGATCTGATAGTTCATGAAATCTTTTACACGTTGAGCCTGTTGTTCTTTCATCGGGTTTACTGCACCAAGGATCTGGGTTCTTACTGGACCATCACTTGGTAATAATTCTTTATACGCCATCGCTTGAAACTGTGTCACCGCTTCAGCTAATACAGGATGTGTTGCACCTGATGCGCCTTGAAAAGGTTCTGTTCTATTTTCGTATTTAAATCCTAATAAATCTAATCCACTTGTGTAAGCTTGTTCCCAATCTTTTCTAGACATTTTGTAATCATTGTAATTGCCTCTAAGCTCATTGCCTATCGGTTCTAAAATATCATCGGGTAATAAATCTGCTAAGTTATCAAAATGGTTTTCTGTTCCAGGAATGTTAATCGCACCAGGTTCAAAATCTATGGTTGCGCCACCATCTTCTTCAGGGATAACTTCTACTGGACCTTTTTCAGGTACAATTTCTTCAACGTTAATCTCTTGCGAAATTTCTTCTTCGCCAGGAATTTTAATTTCTGTTCTTACTTCGTTCGGAAGTGACTTGTCTATGTCTGCCATTTATTTCCAGCCTTTCATTGCTAGTTTCGGTTTACCTTTTTTAACTAAACCACCATCACTAAATGTTTTAGAAATAGATATTTCTCCGCCTTTTGTTTTAGATTTTCCAACTGAACCTTTTGCAGTTCCTTTATTAGCATTGATTCTTACTTTTGTATTTTTACCAACATCAAATTCTTTACCGTAAGTAAAGTTTTTTGTTTTTGTTTTGTAATCATCATAACCCTTCATGCTTTGAGTGCTTTTATTTTTATCAATTCCAAAAGACCCAAATCTTGTATCAATAGTTAAAGCTCCACCTTTTTCATCTGTTTTAACTTTTCCGTCTACGCTTTGTTGGTTTCTTACTTTAGGTGTAACTTTTATAGGTCCTATAAACTTTTTAACCTTACTTTTTTTTGCTTTTGACATGATGTTTTTTCTCCAATCTTACCGTTCTAACTTGTTTTAAGGGAATATTCAAGCCCTGAGGCGTGGGCCCTGATTTAGGTGGTATGGTTCTAGTTAGCTTTTTCAATAGTAAATCCGTTTTCGTTTAACCGTATTCTGTTCATCAACATAATCTTCAGGGTGTTGAACAAGACCACCTTGTCTAAATCTCATAATAGCTTGAGTTGTTGAGTCCACCAAGTCATCATGGTCGCCATAAGGAAATGCAGCACATTCTTCGATTACTTCTTCTGCGAATTTTTGTTCAGGAGCCCAGATCATTCCAGACTCAAAAAGAGGCGCACATGCATTTACTCTCACATGCTTATCATTTCCTTTGCTCGGTGTAAAGTTAACAACTGGAATATCCATCTTTCTTAATTCATAGGTTAAAGGCAATCCTGAAGCTTTCGCCTCTACAATCACCGTTTCGGGTTGCCAATACTTATATTGCTCTAAAGCTAAACGTCTTAACTCAGGAAACTCATATCGTCCTTTAATCGCATCAAGGAGTAGAAGATTGGCCCCTGAATCTTGGTCTGGGTAAAAAACTCCCCAGGTTGTAATAGCTGAATAATCGGCCGTTTGTTTTTTCATAAACGCCGTATCGTAAGATTGTATGACATGATGAATCTGTGGAATGTAATCATGTTTCCAAACTCTCCACCACTCACGTTTAAGTAAAGCGCCTTCCTCACTAGTTGGATTCTGCATCCACTGCGCGTTCCATTTGGCAACAGGTAATGTGGCTTGTACTTTTTCCAACTCATCTAACTTCCAATACTCTGGCCAAACCGGTTTAGCTTTCTCTGATCCATGGTCCATGATTGCTGGAAACTGGACCACGTGCCATTGGTCAGACTTTGCTTCTTTTTGATTCGCTAATAATAATCCTGTTAAATCTTTTTTACTCCACCTTGTCATAACTAAAACAATTTTTCCGCCAGGTTGAAGTCTTTGTCGTGGTCCTGAAGTATACCACTCGTAAGCTGAGTCTAAGGCAATTTTACTTTGAGCATCTTGCTCTGAATGCGGGTCATCAATAATTAAAAGATCTGCGCCCCGTCCGGTAATCGCTCCGCCAACACCAGCCGCGAAATATTCTCCACCATCAGAAGTTTCCCAACGTCCTGCCGCTTTTGAGTCTTCTTGTAATTTTGTTCTAAAAACTTTTTGATATCGTTCCGAGTCAATGAGGTTCTTGGCTTTACGTCCAAACCTAACAGCGAGTTCTCCAGTGTGCGTGGCTTGAATGATCTTGAGCTTTGGATCACGGCCCACCATCCACGCTGGTAAAAGGAAAGATGCAAATTCAGATTTAGTATGTCTTGGTGGCATGTTAATGATCAAACGATTTATCTCACCGTTTGCCAATTGATTAAACTTCTTTGCTATATGTCTATGGTGCGACCCTTCAATGAACTCGGGCCATACACATTTAACAAAAGACATGAAATCGCCTTTGGCTTTTCCTTGTATAAGTTTTTCAGAGTGCTTAACTTTTAATCTTAGATATTCCTTTCGAATGTCCAGGGGTAGTTTAGTTATATCTATATTTCGATTCATTTCAAAATTTGCAAAAAATTTTTTAGGCTTCAATTATTTTTTTATAAAAAATTTCTTGGGGTCTTGTTTTTTTTCAAAAGGTTTTTTAGCAGGTATAACTGTATAAATCAATGATATATACATACATTATAACATCCATACTTACGAAAAGGGGGGTCGATTTTTCCAAACGCGCGAATTTCGGAAACCGTTTGGGACCCACTAAACAAAAAACCCCGCGCCACTGTTCATGGCGCGGGGCTACTACTTACGAGGGGTAAGGCTGTTATTTTTTAAACTTGATTACGTTAGCTTTAAAACTCTCGTGTAAATCTTTTTGATGTCGTTGTTTTCTTTTCTGCTCGGCTCTATATTCTTGGTACATGAACCACGCACCACTGATTATAATACCGCCTATTAATATTTTTAGTTCCATTTTATACCTCGTGTTTCATTGTCGATTGTCTGTTCGTGTGCTTGTCGTTCGCTCATCTTTTTAGCAAGTTCAACGGCGCTTGCGCCGTGCTTATCTAAAAAAGATTTATAAGCCATTTTTCTATAATCACGGATCAAAGTATTTATATATTTACTGTACATATTTGAAATATAACACTTGACAGGTATCCTGTCAATGGGATATT